CGATACGGGTGGTCAACAATTAGTATTGGAAGAAGTTCTAAGATTAACAGGTGGGGGTTCGGGTGCGGCACAAGCATACAATAGTGCGTATGTCAATGGTAGGCTTGGAATAGGCACTTCAAGCCCTGTAACTGCGTTAGACGTAGCAGGTAGCATTACCATAACAGACCACCTTATCCATAGTGGCGATACTAACAATATGATTAGTTTCACAACGGACACTCAGACATTCAAGACAGCCGGTAGTGCGAGAATGACAATTACTGATGATGGTAAAATTGGTATTGGAGATACAAATCCACTTGCTTTACTACATCTTGAGTTTGCAGGTGGAGATACTACAACATATGCTAACACAAATGAAACATATCGTAACATGATTTTACTTAGAAACAATACAGTGACTACTGATGCCTTTGCAGGTATAGCATTTGATGTTAGTACAGAATCAGACTTTGATACTTTAGGTGCTTCAATAGCGGCATTAAGAGATACAAGTGCAGGTTCTACTGCGGGTAATCACGATACAAACTTAGTATTCGCTACTAATGATGCAGGTGATGATGGTAATACTGAAAGAATGAGAATAACTCATAACGGTCTTGTTGGAATAGGCACTAGCACTCCTTCTTCTCTACTACATATTCACGGAAATATGGCTGATAGCAAGCAAGGCATACTGATAACAAGAAATGATACTTCTACGGTTGAAAGCAATATGCTTGGTGGTATTGGTTTTGATTCAAATGATGGTAATATTCCTAGCAAAATAACAGAAGCATCTGTCGCTCTTGTTGGTTATGCTTCTGAAAACCACGCTACCACAGATAAAGGTGGGTATCTTTCTGTATTACTTACTGAAATTAATGATGATGACGATACTGTAAGCACAGAAGCATTGAGAGTATCTACTGTTTCTGCGGGAACATCTTCGACTCTAACATTAAAGAATGGTAATGCTTCAATGCCCGCCGATACTAAATATACAGGAATTGATTTCCATAATGTAGATAGTAGTGGAGCAGGAGTTGGTGCGGCAATAAATGCTATGTCAGCCGCTAGTGGAAGAGGTGGTTACTTAGAGTTCCAAACAGGTACAACAGTGGGAGCAGTATCTACTAAACTAACAATTAAGGATGATGGAGCAATTCAATCTTCATTAGGTAATCTTAACACTTGCGTAGTATATACGTGGAATAGAAGTGATATGAACTCCGGTGCAGTAAATCTAAAAGCAACAACAAATGATTATTCTTCAAGTCAAAATCATTGGGGATACATTATGCCTAAAACGGGGAGAGTCAAAATGTTGGCATTAAATACTAGGAATCAGGAAGTTACTGGTACGGCAGAACAAACTTGGAAGATAAATAGAAATAACAACAATGGTGGAACTGCCGGAACTGACCATTTTGCACTTTCAGTACAAAAAGGTGGTTCACAAGATGATACAGGAGTTTCAGGGGATGCTCATATGGTTATAGCGGCGACAAGTCACTCAAGTACAATATATCAGGGAAGTGTAGTTGTTAACTTTGCCTTTGCCGCCGGAGATGAAATTAGAATACAAAGAACAGATGCCGCTAGTGTAGATATGGGTGATGTTGTAGGACAAATGTTCGTGGAGTTTGATTGATTATGGTTACTGAAGCAGAATGGGATTATTTAAGGGAAGATAGAAATAGTGCATTAAAGAATATTGATAAGTATCAATTGACATTAGTGTATGCAGATTTAACAGATACGCAGAAGTCAGACTTAGCAACATATAGAACTGCTTTACTAGATTTACCTGCGGCATATGATAATCCCGAAGATTGCTATGCTAATTTTCCATTAAAACCTTCTTGGATGATATAATTATTCTTTTCTATATGCTAACCATAAAAGAAACTTATTAGAAAGATTCCAAAATATTTTATCTATTCTGCTCATCAATCATCCCTTCTAATATCGCTTCCCAATAATCCCAATTAGTATCATTCATATTAATAACCCTATTTTTTTCCCAAGCCAATTCCAAAAACGATTCCATCCTTCAAGAGCAAAGGTTTCATCATCATATCTTTTCATCAAAAATCCTCTTCTGTTTTGCCAAACCAATTTAGAAATGCTTCTCTCATGGTCTTGTCGGTTATCCAACCTTTTGGCATGGTGTAAAAAACACACCGAAGGTTCTTTTATATTTCCCTTTTATGCATCATGAAATGAGGGGGAACAGATTAGAGGTGAAAGAAGTACCTCTGTCCTACGTTGGGTAATGTACGATAATATAAAAGAAAATATGTTGCCATCTGTTTTTAAAATGTAGAAACCCCCGGTAGACGCTAAGGGTTTCATTTTATAGCCTTTGTGAACACTGAGTCCTCCCAAAGATGACCGCATTCTCTGCATTTCCAAATGTATACTCTTGTTCTTTTTTCATCATGAAATCTTCCAGATATTCTAATAGGTATATGTTTATGATTACATTTCCTACAAGATACTTTTAATCTTTCAGAAAGTTTTTTCATTATTCTATTCCTCTTTTTGCAATAATATCGTCAATTTTTAATATTGCAGTAGTGACTTCAGTTGCACTAAGAATTGCTTGTCTTACTAAATCACAAGGTTCAACAACACCAACTTCCAACATATCAGTAATGCCGCCATCATCTACATTTACACCCATATGATAGTCACCGTCTGATATAGCATGTCTCATATCAAGTATGATATCTAATGGGTCATGCCCTGCATTTTCTGCTATGGTAGCAGGTAATATTTCCAATGCATCTGCAAATGCATTGATAGCCATCTGTGCTCTCCCCTCGACAGTATTAGCCTTACTTCTCAGATAATTAGCAAGAGAAGCATAGGTAGACCCTCCACCTGTTACAATTTTCCCACCATTCATGACTAGAGACACTACACCTAACGCATCATCAAAACCACGGGCGACTTCATCAAGAGTTGAACTTGTTGCCCCTCTTAATATGAGTGTAGATTGATTTGATTTGTCTCCGCCATTAACGAATAGGTAATTAATTTCATTAAATATTTTTCTTTCAACATTACCCGAAATTAAATTTTCTATATCGCTAGGAGTTTGTGCGATGCGAGATTTTAGTGCCAGTGACAATCCTTTCATTGCAGATTCAGGAACTCTCCTTATTATTGCTATATTTTGTTTTGATAAATAAGCCGCTACATCATCATTTACTCCATCTCTAATGAAAACTACACCTCCGTTTGGTAACATGTTGCCAATTCTTTTTGCTTCTAATAACATCTCATCTTTATCAGAAGATTTGAATGCACTATAATTTTTCATGTCCATTGAGACTTGAATATTTTTTTCTGTCTTCTTAGGTTCTAATCCTGAATTTAATAATATTATATTAGTTAAATTTTCTTCATCTACTTCATAAACAAAATCTTTGTTAACTACAACACCGTTAAAGAAATATGAATCAGATAAAGCACCGCCAGCCATTCCAACAACTTTTACTTTATCCGCACTACCTGCAACATTAACTGCTTCAACACATAGTTCTGAAACTTGTTCGATGGCTGATTCTAATGTTTTACCTGTAACTGCTGTTTTTGCAATTTGTAACAATTCTTTTTTATTTGCATCAAAAGATAAGTAATTATCTAAATATTCTATAGCCATTGTAGCCGCTTGATTATATCCTTTGCAAACGAGATTAGGGTGTAATCCTTTGGTGAATAAATGTTCTGAATCTGTAAGTAATTGACCTGCTAATATTACAGTTGAAGTTGTACCATCATAACATAATGCTTCTTGCGTTTTCGCTATATCTACCATCATCTTCGCACCCGGATGTGAGACATCTAACTCTCTCAATATTGTTGCTCCATCATTAGTGATTATGGTATCACCACCAGCATCTACCATCATCTTGTCTCGACCCATAGGGCCAAGTGTACTTTTGACAGTATCTACAATCGTTCTTGCTGCTCTTATATTATTTTGTAAGGGGTTTATTCTTTCATCTTTCATTATATCACCATTCTACGTTTATGTCGATTATCGCACCTGTATCTAAAGACCTAGATTTTATAATCCCATTGTCTTTTCCATACATGTACAAATCGAATGTTAATTTACTATCTTTAAGACAGTATTCTGCTACTTCATTATATTTACCATTTCTCCAAGCAGTAGGAGCATCAACACTGGACATACTTTTTTGCATACCTAATGTATGAGTGGAGAGTGATTGTAATGTAGTTTCTATCTTATTTCCAATTGCCGCTTTAGCAACTAAATTTTTAGTATCAATAATATTTTCGGATTTGCTCATGGCATCTCCAATAGCCCAACAGTCTAATGACTCTTTCAATACAGGAAAATCAAAACCCATGATATTATGTCCCAAAATCTGTCCTCCTTCTTGTATATGTTTTGTAATGTGGTCTCCTAAAATTTTTGGGTGTAAGGGGTGTATAATCGCACCATCTACGGAAACATCTTCCTTAGAAAATATATGTGCTTCATCGCCATTCCATGTTGCTACTACTGAAGTATCAAACATATTTTTGTTATTCCACCCTCCTATTTCCCAAGAAAAATTTGTTGTTTCTATATCTAATGCCATTATGTTACTCATTTGTCAATCCCTTCTTTGAGTCGAATGAACACTGTACGCCCATCCTTCGCTACATCAAACAAAGATTCGCCCCACTTATCAAAATTGTTGTAGGCACTACCGCGTGAACAATCATTTTGAGTTTCATAAACCTTGATAACTTTGGTCTTCATTTGCCAACCATCACCTTTATTGCCTAATTCTATTTTCTCAACTTGCTGTGCTGCAATAGCCCATTTTCCTCTTTGTTGTGCTTTTTGTGCAACCTTTGGACCTATCTCAACTTCATCTTCTAACCATAAAATTAGAGCCTTAAATAAATCATACAGTATATCTTTAGCCATATCAACATGGTCGCCTGTAACAATCCATGAATTATCTAACATAGCCATGTGAGTAGCAAAGATAACTGTATTATTTTCCATTGCGGGTACAAACGATGCGACTACTTCTGTAATCGCAGGATTCAAACCGTTTAACAATTCATAGTAATCTTCAATGGCATCATATAATGCGGGATAGAAAGTAGCATCTTCTGCTGAAAACACTTTACTCATACAAGATTGAACCAAGTCTTCTTGGTTATCTCTATCCATGTCATTCCATTCAACAAACGTTGTTTGCGTTTCTTCTAATACTTTATTTCTTAATTTTACTTCTAAACCTTTGAAGTAACTTGTTATGTCGTCATAACTGATTTTCATTTTAGGTTGAATTTTAAATGCAGATTCGCTTCTTGTGTGGCTTACTGCTTTCCTTCTATCTAAATTCCAGTGAGACCAATATAACAATACTCTTTGAAATATCCCTTTCGTTAATACGTATTCTTTAACTCCACTAGGTGGATAAGTAGTAATCCATAAAGATACTAATGACTCAGTTTCTATACGTCCTACTTTAGTATGTTTTACCAATTTATTGTTGTTACTTCCAACAGGATTACAAGCGGATTGTAGATACAATACAGTCTCTTGACTGTGTTTATTAGGATTAAGTATGATAGACCCTTCATCAAAGTTCAATGCTTTTCTACCTCCAAGCATACCTTCTTTCAATACATCTTCTTTACTACCATCTTCGTGTTGTATAACATCGAATCCGCCAATAAGTCCAGCGTCTGTACCAGTAGTAAAAAGGTCAGAAGGTACACCAATGTCACCTAATACATCACCAATAAATTCCCATGCGATAGATTTACCAGTCCTACTAGATTGAATCCAAAATGTGTGTACTCTAGGGTCTAAATGACTTGAACCCCACGGTATTCTAATGTAAGGTACTGATACTTGACCTTGTATAAAGAAGAATGATAGCATACCCGGTATGTCATTATCAATAGATGTTTGATTGAAATGGTCAATGTATCCTGCAAATATCGGGAATTTTTTAACTGCTTGATAATCTTTCGCTGCTCTCATGATTTGACCTCATATGTGACTACCTTATAATTATTATGTATAGAAAGAATAATAGAATAATTAGAAACATAATGTCGTTTTATATACTAACGTCTTTTTGTTCTTTCAATGTGAACTGGATTTTCAGATGTAAGTACATTCATTATTTTTTGTCTTAATGCTGGTCCTAATCCTTTTACGTGTTTCAATGATTCTTCAAAACACATTTCTTCAACACTCCCACATTGTTCCAACATCTTTTCCCCTGTCTCTCTTCCAACACCGGGTATAGCCATCAACATATCTAATCTTACATCGTTTGTACTGACTCTTCTTATTGCTCTTGCACCATGACTAGATGCAGGTTTGTGTAATTTATCATGCAATTTAACAATAAACATAGCCGCTTCTGATTGATTTTCTGTAAAGAAAACTTGACATTCAAAATCACTCATTATTCTTGCTATTGTACCTAGCAATTCATTTTGCACTTTACTATATGTCACCTTGTAACCATTTCTTTTAGACATTGAAACATGTTTTGCTATTGAGCCATGTACTAGTAAAAAGAATCTATTATAGTTAGCATCTAAGTTTTCTAGTTGTCTCCAAAGATGACCACTATGACTCGACATAAATAAATCACTAATTGACTTAGCCTCGATACAGGCTTCACCTAAAAGATAATCACCTACAATTAGAGTTTTACGTACAACGGTTAATCCTTCTTTTTGTGCTCTCCTGATGACAGACTCACACAGGCCACCTCTCTCATTACTATCAACAAATAAGTCCGGTTTATGTCTCATTTTGTATCCTCCTTAATTCTTTTTTCCATTTTAAATAACATGTACCACACCTCAATGTTTTAGGTTTTCTCGCTCTCCATAAACCTTTAGTGTTGTAACTATTAAGTTCAACATGACAATCTTCACAATGAAATGTCATATAATATCCTCCGCAGTACCATCATAGTAATTACAAATACCTGTACATAAACCTTCCATTATTAATGTTTTACAGTTAGAATAATTATAGTCACCGTAAACTATACTGTTAACTTGTTTTGTAGTAATGTTAATATCAAAATCAACCCAACCTTGTGCTTCACATATATCTATAATTTGCTTTGCGTGTTTTGCTTTTTCATCTAAACTGGCATATTCTGGTGGAAACCAATATCTTAATCTAGCCGCTAAATAATTTGCTAAATGGAATCTAGCACGATGAATAGGATTACCTTCACCTAAAGCCGCTTGAGCGATGCAAGGTAAAACTAATATTTTATCTAACGATATATCGGGTAAATCTATTTTTCTTTTTTCCTTTCTAAAAGACACATGTTTTCTTTCAGGTACAACTAAATCAAATTTTACTGTACCATGTTGAATAAAACCACTCCTAGGTGTTTGTGCTAATTCAATTAATTCATCGTGTGATGACTTAATTATTTCTTCACTTGTTAATGGTATACTCCAACAACCTCTTTTCATATTATAAGAATTAGGTATTCTAATCATACCAGCAGTATCAAATGCGACAGTAGGGTCATTGGAAGGTAAATTTAGTTCTTTGTGTAATTTAATTAAATACATCTTTCCTGCATTTTTAATTCTACTAACTTCTAATCCATTGCTTGGAGTTAACGTTTTTTTCAAAGGAATCCAAATGTGAAATCCACCACCACTCATCCAAATGTAATGTTCATAATCGTTAATTAAAAAATGTTGATGTAATCTTCTAACTTGTTCTTGCACAAAAGTAAATTCAACTTCACGACCTTTATTTGTAAAATCTTTACAATCAAAATCTAAAACGAAATGTCTTATGATTGGGGTGTTATAATCAACACGATGGTGTTTAGGTGCTTGTGTTGCTCTATAACCGTAGGCGGTCATATATACATTACCACTACCATTTTTACCTTCCCAATAGTTTGACAACTGATTAGAGTTACTAACTAAACGCCTAAACCCTTTCTCACCATTAGAACCAATGTCTAATACTTCTCTAGGATAATCAAATTGTACAAATGGCATTTAATCACTTTTGTAATTTTTTATATTTTAATAAAGCATTTTTCATACAATAATTTATACCTTCATTGTACCCGTGTAAATCAAATACTGCTGGATTAATCACAATATCTAATGCTTGAAACCCACCATTAACATCATCTTCCGTAAAAGTATCCAATGTTAATTGTCTACCATTAAAAACCCTCACTAAAGGTCTTTCTTTACTACCTTTTCTCGCAAAAGTTACATTCAATACAGGTATTTCATTCTCTAAAAAATACTTGTCATTTTCCATCTCGCCTATCATTATCATCTTCAGTTCATTTATTATTTCCATTTCTTTCATATTTTTATACCCCCGTTCCAAGACGGACACAAATCCATAAAGTCGCACCATGAACATAAGTTCTCATGCCTACAATACGATTTACAAGTGTCCTTGTGTATTGGTGGAAATTCATTTTTAACATGTGCTTCGACTAGTTTTTTTACTCTATTATTAACTGTTCTAGGTGCATACTTTGTCTTCCTTGTACCTATTTCTTCTATCTCCCATTCTTTCTTTGTACCATTTCTTACATCACCATCAGGAAATTCCCATGCCCAATGCGTGACAGGTAGAAACTCTTCCATGTTACCTTCTTCTAATAACATTTTATAGAATTGCATTTCTGTACGCATACTTGTTGCTTTCTTTGGATTCCATTTACCAGTTTTCAATTCCATAAGCACAAAGCCTCCTTCACTATCTGAAAAGATTCTATCGATGAATCCTTTCAAATGAACAGGATATAACTTACCGTCAACTTCTACTTCTATTCTAGCGTGTCCTTCTACTTCATTACCAACAGGCTTCCAATCTTTGCCTTTAGTAACAAGTAATCTATCCCATTGCCATCTCAACCAAGTATCAATAATTGCATCTTCACCATACATGTAAGGTGATGGTGGTTTTGGTATTACTGACTTTAATTTATCATAACCAAGAAGGTGTTTTTCTTCTTCTATTAAATCTAATACTTCAGGTAAAACACTATCCACATTTTTCCAAAAGTATTCACAAACATCATGTACGTTTGTTCCTTTTATCATATGTTCAGTTTCTTCACCTCTATGACCTAGTATTTTAGTAAGATAGTATTGATATGGACACCAGTTAAAATCACCAAGACTTGACTTAGTTATTCTAAGTATACCGTCATCACTTGGCTTCCAAGCATAACTACTTTCATCATACGATTTCATCATTTCCGCATTAGCATAATCAGAACTTTTTGTAAAAGATTCACCGTTTGGATTAAACTTCATATCAATACCCCATATCCATTTTACTAGGAGTTATTCTGATATCTCCATTTCTGATTTTTATATACATCTCTACTGCCTTATCTATACAACTATGACAAATCATACCTTGACTACCGACAGTTTGCATTGCAATTGTAGTATTATACAAACTTGAACAACAACCACACTGCATCTATTCTTCCTCCACACATGTACATTTATCTAATTCCCATTCTTCTATTTTTGATTCATTACCTATGTAACGTTGACATGATTCACATTCTTCTATATCACTAACATCTATATCAAATTCATCGAAACCAATGACCATGTGATTTTCTAAACTCATCATTCTTCCTCCAACATTATACATTTTTGCAAGTAAATTGCTAGGTCCAAAGCCTCTTCCTGTGCATGGATTAACCATGCTTTTCGAGATAAATCAGTTCTTTCCATTGTAGTGTTATATTTACTTTCACCTAACTTCGCTCTTGCTTCTATTTTCTTTATTACTATATCTTCAATCTCACTCATAATTATTCCTCATGGTCTATTATAACAACTGTCTTTTCTGTTGTCTCTGTTGTTTGTTCTATTATCAACACAGTAGAATCACCAAAGTGTATCTGTGCTGGTGTATTCGTATCTATCATACAGATACAAGGTAGTAACCAAGCACCGAAATTAGACACTGCTGTGTGGTTTGGACCTTCTGCATTTTCAAGAGTTGCCGATGCGAATATAGATGCACCGTTTCTTTTGAAAGCATTCAGGACAAATTCATTCTCATCTGCATTTGCTTTAATTTGAAAATTTGAATCACTGGATATTAATTTACCCAACGATGATATTTTTACTATCTCATCGAAATTTACTGTACCATGTACATCTAATGCTCCACGACCAAAGTTCTGCCATTGATTTTCTCTTGATGCTTTTACTAGTCTATCAAAAGTTGGTACTCTTTGTGAACTGATATTATCAAAACATGGTAATGTCATTTTCATGCTACCACATTGTAATGATAACCTGTTGCCTCTTCCTTGTTTTATAGTAACATTGTTTTTACATTTCTTCAAGAAGGCATTAGTCTTAGATAAATCTGATACAACTAATTGCCCTGTTGATGCTGGTGGTGTAGATAGTGTTTCTTTGAAAGAAAGATAATGAGTCATGTAAGCAATCTTGAATGATATATCATTTTGATTAACATGTAATATAACATCAGTTACATTTTCACCCAACATAGTCAAGTATCTAAGCCACTGTTTTGGTGGTAGCGTCAACTCAACCATATTACCAATACTCCTTTGGCATCTTATCACCACAAGCAAACCCTAAATCCCAATCTAATACTTCGTAGATAGGCTCTAGTTTCTTACGAATAAATTTCTCTACCATCAAATCATAATCTAATGAAAAGTCTTTGATTTCTTCTGCATCACGGAATGATACTATATTGGTTGTAGGAAAGCCGTCAGGTACACTATTGACATACACCCATTGGCCTGAATCGCCCACTCTAAATGGGTCATTACTAGCCATGTTTTCATTGTAATACAAAGCCCCTTTAGCACCGTTTGGTGGTACTCTATCGTAAGATGCTTTTCCTAATCTACCATAGGGTGCTAAATCTTCAATGCTCTTTTCACCTTTCCTCAAGGCTAAAGATATAGGTCTAATTTCTTTACTAACATCGTTCTCTTCTGCACCTTCGCTTATCATGCGGAACATAGTACGTTGAATATCTCTTGTTAAAGGGCTTGAGTTCGCTGCTTTCAAACCATAGCCTGTAACTTTCAAATCACCTTTCTTAGACTCCGGCCAAGTTATGATACCAAAGTTTCTATTCTTGCTATTAGCAGTAGTCCAATAGTCAAAGAACGCTTCAAACTCTACGTCCATTAATGGCAGTTTTAATTCAGTTCTAATAGTCTTATTGAGATGTTCTACTAGTGGCGGAATTTCTTCAAACGGTCCTTGAATATAGCATGAATCTGTATGACCTGCTAGTACAGTGTAGCCTTGTCTTTCTGCTTCTGTCATTAGTAGTGTAATACTCTCTCTACCCATGCTTGTAATAGCAGCCCCAACATCAGGGTCAGTCCACATACCACCTATCGCTGAACTTGAAACATAGCCGTAGATTGCATTAGTACAAACCTTAACTGCTAATTGCATCATATCATTTTTGAATTTATCATCTTCATTAGTGGCTTCTTTGGCTAACTTTTTGTATTCTTTACGTAATAACAACATATCCTCTACTATACTGGGTAATATCCCTTTTTCATCTTGTTCCCATCTACTACCGTCAGGTAATTGTCTGATGTTACCTTCAGTATCAAACTTACTTCTTTTAGTTGTAGGACATAAATTTAGACATACTATCAGTATTGGATATAGAGAAGCAAAATCAACAAGTGCGACATTCTGATGTCTACCTGCTTTAGTTTCTAATACGTGTGCAGCAGTCAAAGTATCTCTCTGTCTGTTGTACATAGATGGTGCTTTCAAATCAGAATACCTACCGAACAAACCTCGAACATAATTAGTAACTCTATGAACAGATTGAAATCTAACTCCACAGAATTGTTGCATTGCAACTAAGAAAGGTATAGCATTTAGTTTCTCATCGCATTGACGTAATAGTGTAGTATCTCTCAAGCAATAATCGACAAATAAATCGAAATGGCTTCGCCACCACGTTAAAACATTTAACTTATTGCCATCCTCATCTTCATCAATCTTTCCACCTAAACCTAATGCTTTGGCTATGGTATCTAATTTTCTACTCGGCAATTGCCCTCTACCTGACTTAATCCATAGAGTTTCAAATCCTGAACCACTCATACCTTTAGCAGCACTATCAAAGCACAACCTACCTTTGATTGGTTGTTGTGTTTCCTTGTAGCCATACTTAGCGTGAGGCTTTACAATTTCACCTATTGGTGATAATCTTCGAGGGTCAGGTAGTCTCTCCATCAACTTTGGTAAATCAGCCCACATAATCGCATGAGCACATAAAATGTCGGGGTCGCATTCTTCTAAGTGGTCTAAGAATGCATTACACATATCAGTTTCATTATCATAAAGATATAACATATAACCGCCTTCTCTATCAATCCAATCGACAGTGTGTTCTTGATTCTCTCTCCATGCAAAAACCACAGGGTGTTCAGCATGACTATCATCAATA